CTTTTTTTTCAGATATCTCAACGATTTGCGCACGGGTACACACCGGAACCAGTTACTTACTTGATGTAACTGGTTCCGGTGACACTCCGATGCACGTGCGGGTACCCAACGCACTGCTCGAATGTTTGCTTTCTCTTTGACTTGTGGTATATGCTTTGCCCTACGGTGATAAAGCTTTTTGAGTCTTGTTTTTAGTTTTAGAGCCGTAAGGCGATTGGTTCGATGAGAGGGCTTTCTGAACCGGTCGCCTTTTTTGTTATCTATAGCTATTGGATAAGTACATGTCTTCTGTTAATCGTGCTACGCAGCATCTTTTCTCGCAGGTTCCTTCGACTCAGATTCCTCGATCGATCTTTGACCGTTCTCATGGTTATAAGACAACTTTTAATTCTGGTTATCTTGTACCTTTTTACGTTGATGAAGTACTTCCTGGTGATAGCTTTAAGCTGACAGCTACTTTGTTTGCTCGTTTGGCTACGCCGATTGTCCCTTTTATGGACAATCTTTATTTGGAGACTTTCTTCTTCTTTGTTCCTACCCGGCTTGTGTGGGACAACTGGCAGAAGTTCAATGGTGAGCAGAAAAATCCGGATGATTCAACAGACTTTTTGATTCCTACCGTTTCCGGCATGAATGTTTCGAATCAGACGCTTTGGGATTATTTTGGTCTTCCTACGAATGTGGATAAAGTGCTTAAGGTTAATGCGTTGCCTTTTCGCGCTTACAATCTCATTTTTAATGAGTGGTTTAGAGACGAGAATCTTCAAGTCTCTTTGAAAGTTCCGACTGGCGACGGTCCAGATAATTTTTCTGACTATAATTTGGTTCGTCGTGGTAAGCGTCACGACTATTTCACATCATGTTTGCCTTGGCCTCAGAAAGGTCCAGGCGTGGAAATTTCGCTTGGTGGCTCTGCGCAGGTTACTGGCGATGTCAGTTTGGCGGCCCAGTACGGTTCGTATCATGTTGATAACAAAATTAGTTCTGTTTCCAATTGGTCTAACGCTTATCCTATTTCTTTTACTGATCCTGTCAGTTTGGGTTCAAAGGATCAGAATTGGAATCTAGTTCCTAAAACCATTCCTTTGAGTATTACTGCAACTGAACCTTCGGATCCAGGGAAAATTTCTTTTTTTGCTGGTCGTGGTTTAGTTTTAGCTAACAATTTGTCTGCTGATTTGTCTGGTGCTACTCCGATTTCCATCAACGATCTCCGTCAAGCTTTCCAAATTCAAAAGCTCTATGAGCGCGATGCGCGCGGCGGTACGCGCTACACAGAGATCCTTCGCTCACATTTTGGTGTGATCTCGCCTGATGCTCGTCTTCAGCGTCCTGAATACCTCGGTGGTTCTTCTGCTCGCATTTCGATCAATCCTGTCCAGCAGACTTCAGCTACGAATGAAACGACTCCGCAAGGCAACCTTGCCGCTTACGGTGTAGCCTCAGACAGCTTCCATGGCTTCTCTAAGTCTTTTGTCGAGCATGGCTATGTTTTTGGCTTTGTGAATGTTCGTGCTGATCTTACTTATCAGCAAGGTCTGAATCGCATGTGGTCTCGTCAAGGGCGTTTTGATTTTTATTGGCCCGTGCTCGCTCACCTTGGCGAACAAGCTGTTCTCAACAAAGAGATCTATGCCCAAGGCACTGCTGACGACGATAAGGTCTTTGGCTATCAAGAGCGTTATGCCGAGTATCGCTACTATCCTAGTCAGATTACTGGTAAGTTCCGCTCGACTGATCCTCAGCCGCTCGACAGTTGGCATTTAGCGCAGAAGTTCAGCTCTTTGCCAACTCTTTCGTCGCAATTCATTGAAGATAATCCGCCCGTTGAGCGTGTAATTGCTGTTCAGGATGAGTCGCAGTTTTTGTTTGACTCGTATATTCGTTTGAAGTGTGCTCGTCCGATGCCTGTTTATTCAGTGCCTGGCTTGGTTGATCATTTTTAAGGAGTTGTTATGGCTTTAGTTATTTGGCTTGCCGTTGTTAGTACTGTTGTTATCTTTGCTTTAGGACAGTGATATGGGTTTTCCTTGGGCAGAAGCGATAGGCGGTGCTGCTAATTTAGGTAGTTCTGCTGTGTCAGCGTATTTTGGTTGGAAGCATCAGAAAGAAGCGATGCAAAATCGGCATCAATGGGAAGTTGCTGATATGCGCAAAGCTGGTCTTAATCCGATTTTGTCAGCTACAGGCGGTTCTGGTACTCCTGGCAACGCGCCTCCGATTGTTGCTCCTGACTTGGCTGGCGCTTTTAAGTCTGGTGCTGAAACGTCAACTCAGCATTCTGAGAAGAGTTTGAAAGATGCTCTTGAGAAACAGACTTATGTTCAGAATTCTGCTTTGCAGGCTGATGCTGGTTTGAAGCGCGCTCAGGCTGTTGCTTCTGATAGTTCTTCTAATTTGATGTGGTCTCAGACTCAAGGTCAAGAGATTGCTAATAGAATTCAAGAGGAGAATTTAAAGCAAGCGAAGTTTATGACTCAGAATTCTGCTATTGCTTCTGAGAAGCAGAAGTTAGCTTTTGATTATATGAAAGAGCACTCTAGCGCTTGGAAATTTGGCCAGTGGATGAATCTGATAAATCCGTTTAATTCAACTGCGCCAATTACAAATTCTGCAGTTGGCGCTGCTCATCTTGCGAAATGATAGATACGATCTTAAAGTTCGTTAATGTTTTGCTGAACTCTGGTTCTGCCATCTGGGAGGCCTTTAAGGCTGTTAAGAAACTTTTTAAAAAGTGAGGTTTATATGTCTCGTCGTCGTCATAAGCTTTCTCGTAAGGCGTCTAAGCGTATTTTTCGTAAAGGCGCATCACGCACGAAGACTTTGAATACTCGTGCTACGCCTATGCGCGGCGGTTTCCGCATTTAAGCGTTAACCCTCGTTACCTGCCGCGGTCGTCATAGTTATCATTTTGAACATCTCAATTTCATTTGGACTGCGCTATGGCTACTGCGGCTTTTCGGCTTACTCTTAAAGATTTTGGCGTCTGCTGGCTTATTCCTGGTGAAGAAAGCTATGTTGGTCGTCGCAAGTTGGTGACCTGGACGCTTTATCGCGATCGTCCTTGGCTCGCTCTTTGTTCATTTCAGGTTCGTTCTCGCTCTTCTCGTGAGACGATTCTTCGTGAGCTTCATATTGCGTGTCTTGAAAAATGCCTTGTTTTCACCCGATAACGGCTTATCGACTCGCCGGATCTAAGACTAAAGACGGTACTCGCAACGCTGTAACCTTTGATCCTTCGAAGGCTATTCCGTTTTCTGAGTTTAAGATTCCTTGCGGTCAATGTATTGGCTGTCGTCTTTCTAAGTCTCGTGAATGGGCCGCTCGATGTGTTGTTGAAGCTAAGTCACATAAGAACAACATGTTTCTTACGTTGACTTATGACGATGCTCACTTGCCTGAAGATGACTCACTTCATTACGAGCATTTTCAGCTGTTCATGAAGCGCATGCGTAAATACTTCATGAGCCGTTTTGGTCAACAGCTTCGCTTTTTCATGTGTGGTGAGTATGGCGAAAAGCTTGGTCGTCCTCACTATCACGCCATTATTTTTGGCGTGACGTTTGTCGATAAACAGCTCTGGTCGATTCGTCGAGGCAATAACTTATATCGTAGCCGTACGCTTGAGAAACTTTGGCCGTATGGTTTTAGTTCGATTGGTTCAGTCAACTTTGAGACTGCTGCTTATGTCGCTCGTTATGTTACGAAGAAAATTACAGGTCCTTTGAAGCTTGAGCATTACGACGGTAAGGTTGCTGAATTTTGTCATTGCTCGCTTAAACCTGGCATTGGTCATGACTTTTGTGAAAAGTACATGACTGATATTTATACTAATGATCGACTTATTCTTAGCGAGAAGATTATGATGAATCCTCCAGCTTATTTTGATAAGTTGTTGGAGCGTTCTGATATTGTTCGTTATGAAGAGATTAAGCGTCTTCGCGAAAAGCGAGGTCGTGATTTTGAAGATACTGGCGAAGCTTCGCCGCAACGTCTCTCAGTTCGTGAACGCGTCCAAGAACTGAAAGCCGCTAAACTCAGACGCGTTATGGAAGAGAATTAATCATGATCCTTAAGGTTTTTTCCGTTTTCGACTCTAAACTTCAGGTTTTTAATACGCCGTTCTTCAGTCGTTCTGCAGCTGATGCATCTCGGTCTTTCTCTGATCTCGTTCGCGATGGTCGCACTACTGTTGGCCAGCATCCCGAAGATTTCTTTCTTTATGAGATCGGTCAGTACTCTGATGAGACTGGAGAGCTTGTAGCTTCTGCTCCGACACAAATTGCCGCCGCGACTGCTTTTGTTTCTGCGATTGAGGACCCCAAAGCGGCCGCGCCTGCTAAGGCCGAAGTCTAAGTCCAGACGCGGCCGCAACACGGAGATTCTTCTAATCAGTCCTTGCGCAGTGCGAGGACTTTTTTATATGGAGCTTATATGAAGTTCAAAATTAATCACACAAACGCTACCGCCGAAGGCATTGTCTTTACTGAACCGTCAATGACGCAACAGCATTTTAAAGATGAAACGATGATTGATAACATTCTTCAGAAATATGCCGAAACTGGCTTTTTGACTGATCCTTTTTCTCCTAAGCGTCCGATTCAGTTCGGTGACTTTTCTGGCGTCACAGATTTTCAGACTGCTCAGAATGCCGTTGCTCGTGCAACTGAATACTTTGAAAGTCTTCCGTCCTATATTCGTTCGTCTTTCAATAATTCTCCAGCTGAGTTCCTTCAGGCGCTCAATGATTCTGAACAGAGGAGTAAGCTTGAAGGCCTTGGCTTTGTCGCTCCTGAAGAAGTTAAGTCTCCTGAGCCTTCTAAAGAACCTCAGCCTGCTCCAGCGACCGAGGTTAAACCGTCTGCTTCTGACAACAACGGGTAATTACTAATAACTCATATAAGGGATGGTTTCCATCCCTTCAAAATCCCTTCGATCGCCCGCTTGCGGCGATCTTTTTTTTCAGATATCTCAACGATTTGCGCACGGGTACACACCGGAACCAGTTACTTACTTGATGTAACTGGTTCCGGTGACACTCCGATGCACGTGC